AATGATCGAAGTCTGCTATTTTTTCTTGATGTTTCTCCCTTCTTTGCTCGTCTGTTATTCCTGGTGCTTCAGTAATAGGTTTTGGTCTCGGTGCTTCTTTTACAGGCTTGGGTTTTTCAACTATCTTTTGCTGTTCGATAGCATCAGTCTTTCTGATAACGGCATCCATTTCATTAGCACTTGCGTATTCTCCACCAGCCAAACCTAAACTAGATAAGGCACGACCAATTGCTGAAGTCTCTGCGTTCTCTAGGGCTGATGTCGTGTTAACCATGCCTTGACCTCTTATTTCTTCTGCCATTCCAGAGCCAATCGTTCTTCCATCTTTATCTGTAATGATAGCTTTGACAACTACTTTTGCACCATCATTGACAAGTATTTCAGTATCAACACCGAAATCAGTTCCATGTATTCGTCTAAAGGCTTCCATTCTATGAACCACTTGTGTGTATAGTTTTCCACCTTTTTGTTTGACACCATGAGACTTGTGTAAGTCTGCAATGGCATCCATAGTTTTCGCTAAGTTACTCATTTTTACCCCTTATCTGTTTGCTAAATAAATCCATAAGCACCTCATTTTGTTGAGCTATAATTCGATGCTTTTCTTCTAGTTTAACTATTCGCTTTTCTAAAACTTCAACAGTTTGAGATAAGGCATCAATAGTTTGAGCGTGATACTGTTCTGTATCTGACATCATACCCCTGCCCTCATCTCAGCTAATGATTGAAAAATATCTTCTTCAGTCACCACCTCATGCCAGAAATGCCTTGAACTCCACATTATTAACTGACCTCTACCAGATTCACCTTTAATGGTTCTACCATCAACAATCACTAGCCCTTTATCTTTTAGTGCTTTATATCGAGCTGTAACAGAGCTATAACGATATTCTGGTAAAGCATACAGAACTTGATCTGATATACACCCTGATTCTCCAAAGCTATCGATAACCCCATAGACAATAGTTTCCATACGACCTGCATCTATTTTGTTAGCAGCTTCATGGCTTGTAAATGGATCGTTAGTTCTTCTTAATGTTTTTGGATTGGTTTTCATATTATAACTCCCATAGTTGTTTGGCTAATTCAGTTATATTAGGCCCATGCCTAGCTGATAGTTGCACCATATCTGGCTGAACTAACCCTGCTAATGTTTTCCATGAACCATTACTTGCTTTGAGTAAATTCTGGGTAACTGACCAAGAATGAACTATACTATCATAAGCCTTTTGAAGATGATCTTCTCCCATATGCTCACAATTACTTTCATCGACAATATTATAACCTGCCGATGTCACGAATAATAAAGCAGGTTTTTCTCCTGTGGCTTTCCAGTACACAGCCTGTTGCATAATTTGCTGTGCAGTTGGCTCTGTCTTAGGTTTGGGAACTCTCCACGTTCTAGTGCCATCTTTTTTTGGTGGGTTTCTTACTGGCAGGGAACATTTTAAATCGATTTGTCTACCGCCACCAGAATAATCCTGGAATAACATAATCGGAACATCAATTAAAGGTTCATCGTGGTATTTCATTGATTCACCTTCAATGCGATTAACACCATCAAAAAACTGTTTTAGTCCTTCAACAGCGTGTCTTATCATTTCTGGTAAATGTTCACGAAACTCATCATATTCTTCAGCATCTTTCCCATTATCCCATGATCTAGGTGAGTAACCTTGATACTCAGTTAAAGCAAACCTAATGGACTCTTTCATATCCATAGGTTCTTGCTGACCTCTTATTGGGCTATAATTATGCAATCCTAAAGCACAATCAACTCCTGTTTGTGCATTAATTCCAGATATCGGTCTAGCTCCCATAGGAAACCTCATCTTATGTTCTTTTCTAAGCCAATGCTTTAACACCATCTCATCTTTGCTTGCGGTGCCATTACTTGATGATTCATGGTCAATCCCAAAAGATTTTCTATAGTCTGGTATTTCTTTATTCATTGCCTTTGCTCTCCTTACAACATTCATCACACTCAGCATGACCCTCTGGTGGTTCGTCTAAATGAAACATTTTGTTACAGTTGATACACTCATATTCACCCATTGTAATCTCCAATTAACAGTTCATTAAGTATCACGTTATTCCCAGTAATCTTTATTGTCAACGTATTAAATATCTTTATTGACAGTTTGGCAACATATAAATAATATACAATTATGAAATTACATGAATACATAGAGTTGCATAAACTAAACCAAAACAGGTTCGCTATCAAGTCAGGATTAACTAGGTCGGCTATTTGTAGGCTACTTAAATCTGAGCGATTTCCAACGCCAGACACCATGAATAAAATAGGATTGGCAACGAATGGGGATGTTCAAGCTAATGACTTTCTAAAGCAGACTCAAGAAGCAAGGGCAGCAGAACGTAACCTAGCATGGAAGGGTATGTATAATGGCTGATAGTCGTAACAAGGGAGCTTCATTTGAGCGAAAGATTTGCACCATGATAAAAGAGAATACCAATTATGATGCAAAAAGAAACTTAGATCAATATCAAGAAAAAGGTCAAGCTGATATAATTATACCTGGTTGGTCTATAGAATGTAAGGCTTATAAGTCTGGTGGTTCTTATCGTCAGGCATGGCTAACACAGGCCAGAGAATCGGCAGCTAAACTAAAGCTAACTCCAGTTTTAATCTATAAGTTTAACAATTGCCCAATAAAATGTGTGATTAGTTTAGATGTTTTATCAAGAAACTTTAACCCTGATCTTGTTTGTGAGGTTGATCTTGAAACGTGGTTTTACATAGTAAGGGAGCGAGATAATGCTATTGTCTAATGGTCTTGAGAGGGCTTTTATAGGTATGACTATTCCTCACAACACAAAAGAGGAAACCGCTATATATGATTATGCCATATGTATAGATATTTTAATGCAAAAATTTAACATGAACAGAGAAGATGCAACTGATTACTTTTATTTTAAGGTGGTTACTTCTGATGTCAATGCACCTTTATTTATTCGGAGGGCAACCATAGATGAACAAGTTTGAGCTATTACAAAACACAGCCGATGTCTTACAAGATCGTGGAGAAAGTTATGGCTCTATATTAGAATGTCATACTAGAATAGCTAACCTATGGTCTGTGATCTTGGACATCAAGGTAGAACCAGAGCAAGTTGCTTTGTGTATGATAGGTCTAAAAATGGCAAGGCTAATGGAAACACCAGATCATACTGATTCATGGCAAGATATAATTGGTTACGCTGCTACAGGATTTGAGGTGGTCAATGAAAAAGACTAATCCAATAGCTGTGCTGAAAAAGTATGCAAAGTTTTACAAGACTAAAGAGAAGTATATCAATCATATGAAGAAGATGGATTTAGTGCCACATTCTTCTGAAAGAATGACTGAGCTTATCTTAGAAGGGTACTGGATATACTTCAAAGAAATGTCTCAACTTGAACGAGATATGAAAGATATTAGTCACTTTATTCATGGTTATGTGTCTAAGAATATACATGATTAAGGTACATCATTGACAGCTTTTAAAATATTTGTAGAATAAGTATATCTTTGCAAAGTTTTAGTTTTGCATAGATATAACAGTGCATAGATAATAGCAGTGCATAGATATATCTATGTATAGTATATATATTTAATAAACTAAAAAAAATAGTTATGCAAAGATACTATCTATGCAAAGATAGACAAAACTACTTTTCATCTTTATAAATTCGACTCAACAACAAAGATACAGTTTTGCTTATCTTTCTTTCACCATTTTCATATCTTGAGATACTAGTAATAGTTACGCCAAGCATTTCAGACAAATCTCTTTGAGTGTAGTGAAGCTGAGTTCTGATATCTTTGAATTGTTCTTTGTTCATTGCTTTTCTCCTTTTAACTTTTGATTAACAGTTAGCCCAAATTCAAAGCCTTTTTTATAGTAGGCTGAACTTTTCATATAACAGTTATCAGCTTTGTTATTTATAATTGCATCAGCTGCACCTAGCTTAAAGAAGCTAAGATAGTTTTTACGTTTTGCATCGTCTTGCATGTTAGTCTCTTTCTATTTGTATGATTAAAGTCGATTTAAGGGCTATACAGAGGTTGTTTGTAGGCATTACCTATACAAATCTTGCGTTTGATAAACTAAGTTCCAGATCGTATATTTCTTACTGAAAGGATTAATAAACGATATTGTTAAGATAATTAGTAACAATGCTATTATCGTAGTCTCTGTTATTTCTTTTTTAGTCATTAGCTTTCCCCTTTGTGGTTACTCTTATTTAGATCATTACACACCATTGGTATATACACAAGCTCTAAATGTATTTTTATTGATTATATTTATTTATTAGGTTATGTCTTAGAAAGACATGGGGATGACTAATGATATACACAGCAGTAGAATTAGCCGATCGATTCGATGAAATGGTCGATGTATTACGCAGCTTTCCACCTGCAGTTAGAAAGAGTAAGGTCAATTTCTGGCCAGAGTTTCCCAGTGATCCTAATCAATCCTATGGTTATGGAGACTATGTTGTTAACAGACCAAAGCCTACAGGAGAGCAAATTGATAGAGCTGATGAATGTATCTATTGGTTACTAAAGCTAGATAAACAACAGAAAGAACTCATCTGGGCTAGAGCTTCAAAGTTTAGTTGGCGTAAAATAGCAGCTATGAAAGGTTGTAATAAAGACACCGCTAAACTCAAGTGGACTATCGTTTTAATGGAGTTAATAGAGAAGCTAAAGAATGATGATTAATATACATGCTAGACAACCTAGACAAAATGTGCTTACCTTATTTATACAATGGGTAACTATGCCATGAGAAAGAACCAATCAAAGCCTGGTATAGACTGGGCAGAGATAGAAGCTAGATTCAACAATGGATTGTCAGCTTACACACTAGCAAAAGAATATGACATATCAAGGCAAGCTATCAATAAGAGAGCTATACGAGAAGGTTGGCCTGCTGTTAAGCATAAGGTTAAGTTAGCTAGAGCTGTGGTAAAAGCCGTTAGGCAACCAGAGGTAACTAAGAAAGTAACTACTGAGGTAACCAGTGAGGTAACTACTGAGGATAGGCAACCTTTAGCAATTCCTATAACAAGGCATAGGCACGTTCAGAAATTTGATAAGGACACTGTGGAGACTAGGGAAGCAATCCTTGCTCTACTAAGGGATGGCAATCCTAAGGTTATAGCCACTCAGGCAAGTGGAGTGAGTCTTGAGACGTTTAATATGTGGTTGAAGAATGACTTGATATTATCGGCTATGGTACGAGAAGCCGAAAGCATGGCGGTGGTTCAGCGGTTACAGAACATACAAAAAGCCGGAAATCGTGGAGATTGGAAGGCTGATTCTTGGTACCTAGAACGTACACACAGAGAGACATTCGGCAGCAATGAGATAAAGAATGGTGCATTAGCAGTACAGATAAACATACATAGAGATACAGACAAGGAGACAGTCACAGTCAAGCCTACAGGCAAGGACAGGCCGTTCAAATAGACCCCTACACCACTACCCCACACGGCTAACTTTCTTGTCGGCGTAGTTGATATACACACACGCACGACTTTATAAAATACACAGCACACAGGTTACTAAAAAACAACACTGCACAGGTTGCTCTACAATGGAAATACGAGACAGTAAATTTGCTAGGGATATGATAGCACAGAAACTAATGGCTGAGAATAAGGACAGTCCATTTGATAGTCGCTTCTTTCAGCCTAGTGATGCTTATTCTGAGCGTAGGACAAGGCCTATACAGGGTGATTTGACAGTGGGTAACATTGCATCATACTTCATGCCTTTTTCTAAGGATGTAGGGCCTTATGATGATAGCCCTAAGTTGGGTAGACCTGGTGGTGTTAATATAGATTACCCACAGCTAAACAAAGATATTTATAGTGGTATAATGAAATACGGCCAGGCAATGCGTGGTGAGTTGAGTGCAGGTCAGATACAGCAATTAGCCTTTGATACGTCTGTGAATGTTGCAGGTGGTGGCTTTTTAGGTTCTAAGATACCAGGTGCAGTTCCATCTGGTTCACTTGGTATATTTGGAGGTAAGAGTGCTACAAATTTTCCTGCTAAGTCTATGTTGAAACAAACAGATAGCACAAAGTTGGTTCGATTAGCTAATGAGTTAGATGTCGTCAGGCATGAATTAACAAAAGGCAGGATGGCTTTAGGGGATAAGGTTACTGACGAATTGAGGGGAACAAAACTAAAGCTCCTTGATGAAATTGATGATGAGTACAAATTTTTAGACAAATCACGAAAAGAAGAAACACTTGAGCTTGATAAGTTTATGGAAAAACAGGATTTTAGGCCTGGCTTTGAAAACCCTACAGGTAGATTTGAAGCAAGTAAAAGGGAGTTTGGCACAGGTTTATTTAAATTACCTGATGGTCAATATAGATTTGAGATAGACGATACAGTTGCTACTTTAAAGAATTTAGACGATGCTTTTATAAATCAAGGTGAATTTCACGAAGTTGTTGCTAATGTAGCAGGTGCTAAAAACATACAATTAGATGCTGAAGGTTCTTTAAAGACTTTTTTTAATTCTAAAAATGCAGTTAAATTACCTGATATATTTAACCACAAGGAGCTATTTGAAAATTACCCACAATTAAAAGATATGAAAGTGGCGTTTTATAGTGATCCAAGATCACAAACTTATGGTGCGTTTTATGAGAGTGCAAATGCTATAAATATAAATGTTGGTGCATATAGTACCTCCAGGAGGGGAGACCCAATTAATATTAACACACCAGAAAACAAAGAAAAGATTTTAGACATCTTAGTGCATGAGATACAGCACAAGGTGCAAGACATTGAGAATTTTTCACCTGGTGGTAATATGCGTGAATCTGAGATGAGATTTTTAAATTTTAAAAACAGCGTTGAGTCTAGGCAAGATAATTTTAGAAATGGTTATATTAGTTATGAAACTTTAAGTAAGCCTTTATCGGCTTTAAATGATGCTTCATATATTAAAAAGCTAGACGAATACATTGCTAAAGATACTGGCTATCAACCTAGACTATTATTTGGCCAAAGTGATTGGTATAGGTATGGAGATGATATACGAAGCGAATTAAGTAAAGAACTTGGTTATAGTTATCCAAAAGTAAAAAGCAATAAAAGAGATGCTTGGATTAAAGGAGCTTATGGAAAGTTAAAGGATAAGTCTTTAAATGAAATGAGGGTTAAACAAGCTAGGGGTGAAGGTGGAAATATTGATTATATTTTAGAATCCTCATCACTAAAAGAAATAAAATCTGAGATAGGCAAAGTTACTAGAAAACAAAACAAATATTTTAAAGATTATTTAGAGTTTAAGAAGTTAAACAATAAGTTAGTTTCTTTAAATAAGTTTAAAAGTAATGGACATTCTTTGCATGAACCTGATGCTTTTGACAAATACCAAATAATATTAGGTGAATCAGAAGCAAGGGCAGTACAAGCTAGGCGAG